TATCGGTAACAGCACGGAACCCACGGGAACCAAAAAGCAGCAAATTAACCTTACAAAGACGTTAAAGACGGGTGATGCCGCTGGTTCAATCAGCGGCTTCAACAACCCCACGACAGCGCCTACCGCAAACACGATTGTTTACCGTGACGCAATTGGTGACATTGCCGCCCGTGAAATCATCCTTAGTTCGGGGCTTTCCACAGTTACGCCGACTGTTCTGGTTTCAATGTATCCAACGACGAACCAGATGGTTCGCACAACGCCAGCGGCGGTGGCAGCATCACTCCAAAGTTCAATCCAAAGTGCAGCCTCTGGAACATGGGGCATAAACATAACTGGCAATTCCGTGACATCAAATGGCTTGGGAACTCGCTATGATGGTGGGCAGCGGCTTAATCCCCAAGACTATTTTGGTCAGGGCATTGGTTTAAGAGTAGCCATGACTGCGGTTGCTGGCGTTTGGTCTGATACGCTTTGGATTAACGGTTATGCTGGCGGTGATGTGCTAAATATGTGTGCGCTGCACACATCACGGCAAGCCACACCCCGTATGTGGATTAGCAGTCAGGCGTCTAATGGAACGTCTTACGGCACTCTTTATGAGTTGCCCACGCTTGGCTATAACTCTGGAAATACCGCTGGATTATATGCGGGTATTTATTACGACAGCAATAACACGGCTTGCTTTGTTGACCCAACTAGCACTTCCGTTTTAAGCACGGTTCGTGCTGACCGACTTCAGTTTAGCAGCGGAAATGAAGCTGTAACATTGAATAATGGTTCCTATTTAATGTTGCGTGACCCAACAGCGAATATAGCTTTATACCTTGGCGGCGCTGACCCAGCAAATTACTATGACAATAATACGCATTGGTTTCGCACCCGTGGCGCGAGTAACATAGCAATTATTAACAGCGGCGGCATTCAGGCCCCTGTGTTTTACGACATTAACGACACTGGCTATTACCTTGACCCAAACACTACAGGGCTTGCGCTTAGGGTAAACGGCAACATAGAGTGTTACGCCAGAAGCGCAGCATGGTCAGAAGGTTATCGCGTCAGGGTTCCCACAAGAGGAACTTGGGGCGGCATTCGTTTCACTCGTGATGAAGGCAACTCAAACGGCAACTGGGCTATTGGCTTTACAGGCGTTGATACAACTGATGACCTTACCTTTTGGAGCAATTCAGGTGGTGCAGAAGGTATGCGCGCCAGACTGACGCAAGGTGGTATTTTTTCAACAAGTGGCGAACTTCGGACTTCTGGTCAAATAACCAATTCCAATTACATGGTTGGCGGTTCTCAAAGCGGCGCTGTAAATATTGGTCGCAATGACCTTAATTACCGCTGGGAAGGAACGGCGTGGGGTTCAACGACTACCCTTGGCCTTCTTGCGAACTGTGCTGACTATTGGGAAATGGGTATCCACGATAGTGGTTCTAAGGTTATTTCGCCGCTTTATTACGATGGTGGCGGTCGCTTTTTGATGGGCCGCGACATTGGCTGGGGCCAAACTTACGTTGAAGCGGCGTCTTCTTTCCGTGCGCCTGTATTCTACGACAGTAATAACACTGGTTACTATCTTGACCCAAATGGTTCGTCGAACGTCTATGATATGACGATTGCCAACACCATTTATTGCTATCAATGGTTCCGTTCATATGGAGATAGCGGTTGGTTTAATCAATCCTATGGCGGCGGCATTTTTATGCAGGACGCTACTTGGGTGCGTGTCTACAATGGTAAGGCGCTATACGTCCCGAATGAGATTGCAGCCACAGGCAACATTACGGCTTACTATTCAGACGAACGCCTAAAAACCAAGACAGGTGGCATCGACAATGCGCTTGAAAAGGTGGTTGGGCTAAATGGCTTCCTGTATGTCGAAAACGATTTGGCACGTTCGCTTGGTTATACAAATGCAAAGCAGCAAGTGGGTGTATCCGCACAAGCTGTTCAAGCCGTGCTGCCTGAAGCTGTTTCCTTGGCCCCTGTTGACTTTGAAACACTGGAAGATGGCACGATAACATCAAAAAGCGGCGAAAACTATTTGACCGTTGATTATTCGCGGCTTGTCCCGTTGCTAATTGAGGCTATAAAAGAACTTTCACTTAAAGTAAAAACCCTTGAAGAAAAGGACAATTCAATATGACATTGACATACGCATGGGCAATCACATCCCTGAAAAAAACTACCGACGGCAGCATTAGCAATGTCGTGGTTCAAACGAATTGGACTTGCACTGGCACTGACGCAGATGGCGACAGCGGCACGTTTAACGGCGCAACGCCATTCCCGTTAAGCAGCGTTGACCCAGAAAATTTCATTCCATACGAAGAACTGACCGAAGCCGACGTTCTTTCATGGATACAGGCCGTGGTTGTCGGTTCGTATAAGGAACACATTGACGCGCAAATCATGAAGCAGATTGCGCTTATCAAAGACCCTGTTGTTGAAGTGCCAAGCGGTGAATTGCCTTGGTCGCCACCAGTTGAAGAAGGTGATGCACCCGCAGCACCAGTTGAAGAAGGAGCAAGTGAATGAACCCCGAATTAGACAAATATGACGAAGCGCAGCAACACGCGCAGCAAGCAATGCAACAACCACAGTTGCATATCACAGTTTCTGTAAATGAGATTAACCTCATTTTTCAGGCGCTGGCTGAATTGCCGCATCGCGTATCTGACCCGCTTATTCGCAACCTAATGCAACAAGCACAGGCGCAAGTCGAAAAACCTAATTAATGAATGTATCGGATAAACTCCTTGACCTGACCATCATACGGCAACTGCTATTAGAGCGGGTTATTGCTGGGCAAAGTGCTGCGCTAAACAAGCAGCTTGATGCCATTGCAGCCGCGCTCGAAAAGCAGTTGAAGGGCAAGGAGTTTACCGAATACCAAGGCAAGCGGCTGGATAAGGCCATTGCTGAACTGAAGAACATCGTAACGGTCAATGAACCTGATTTAAGCGACCTTACAGAAGCAGAAGCATCGTTCTTTAGGGATGCTATGGTCAACGTCGGTATTGACGCTGTGCTGCCTCCTATGGCCGCATTAGAAAGCGTTGCACAAAGCAGCCTGATACAAGGCGCGACAATCGGCAACTGGTTTTCCCGTTTAAACGAAAGCGCACGTTTCGACATCGAGCGCGTTGTTAAAAATGGCGTCTTGCTTGGGCAGACCAACGCACAAATAGCCAAAGAACTTATCGGCATTGGTGACAAGGGCGGTCAACCGATTGCCAAGGCACGGCGCGATGCAATGGCGATTACACGCACAGCCGTTCAGACTGTAGCAAAAGACGCAAGGTTGGCATCACTGGAAGCCAACGCTGACATTATTAAGGCAGTGCAATGGGTTTCGACCTTGGACAGCCGCACAAGTTCCATCTGCATGGCACGTTCGGGCAAAACATGGAGTTACCCCGACTTTAAGCCCATCGGTCACAAAATCCCGTGGAATGGTGGCCCACCCGCGCACTGGAATTGCCGAAGCAGCTTTATCCCGATTACGAAATCATTTGAAGAACTGACGGGCGGTAAAATTAAGGACAGGGTTGAACCATCGACCCGTGCCAGCATGGATGGCGCTGTTGCTGCCGACCTGACATTTGACCAATTCCTAAAGAGCAAACCCCCCGAATTTGCAGACAAGATGCTTGGCAAAGGCCGTGCAGAACTTTGGCGCAGCGGAAAGATTACGTTAAATCAACTGCTAGACCAGCGTGGAAACCCGCTGACTTTAGCGCAGTTAAAGCGACTATAGTAATGTAGTGTTTACCGTGATATTAGAAAAGTTACGCCAAGGCTGTGCTGCGGCATAAACCGCCCCCGTGGGGCAACCAAGTCCAGAGGACAAATCTATGAGTGAAGAACGGATTGCAGAGTTAGAAGAAGCGATGGAGGCAATGAATGCCAAAAACGCTGAACTTTTAAGGGAAGTCAAAATTGCCAGAGCGAAAGCAAAGGGCGTTGAGATAGACCCAAACGATTTTATGGCGCTTCAAACTGAAAATGAAACGCTTAAGTCGCAACTCGACAAGGTTGCAAAGGATAACGCGAAGACGATTGAACAGTTGCAAGCAAACCTGACCGAAAAGGATGGTGCGCTTCAGTCTTATCTAATCGACAACGGGTTAAACGATGCAATGCTAAAGGCTGGTATCAAACCTGAATTTATGGCGGCAGCAAAGGCCATGCTGAAGTCACAAACCAAGTTGATGGCTGATAACGGTCAATATTCTGCACTTATGGGTGACAAACCGCTGATTGAAGCGATTGCTGAATGGGCTGCTGGCGATGAAGGTAAACACTTCGTTTCTGCACCCGCGAACTCTGG